TCATTTTCACCTTCATTTTCACCTTCATTTTCACCTTCATTTTCACCTTCACTTTCATCTTCATTTTCACCTTCACTTTCACCTTCACTTTCACCTTCACTTTCACTTTCATCATCACCTTCACTTTCATCATCATCAGAACCATAATGATTATTATTAACGAGATCATCTAAAGTGTCATAAGCAACTTGTTCCATTTGATGAGGCATAGAAATATTAGATTGGTGTTCTACATAGTTTGTTTGTTTAAATTCCAATACTTCTTTTGCTAAATTTTGAACAATGTCGAACATTGTATCGCATTTAGTTTCCATATTTTCCATCCGTTTTTTGAAATGATATACTAGAGTTATAATCAAAGCGAAAGTAATACCTAAACTTAAAAAGAAGAAAGTCTCGATGAATTTAAAAGATTGCATTTAAAATATTTGTATAATAAATTTAACCACTCCAAACGAAAAGATTCTAATAAAAGTATATGAATATTATATAATGGACACAATCACAACTTTAACAGAAGATGAAGTGAATAATCAGGATATGTCTCAATACAATAAACCAGATATACAATTACCCGTTTTTGAGTTTAAAAATATTATTATTATAATTTTAGTAATATTACTCACATTATCGTTAATAGGTATAAATGTAATTCAATATACGAATGGTGTTATAGATTATATAGGAAACTTACTTCGTCCGTTAATAGGAAATATTTTATCTGCATTTGCTTACATAACAGGTGTAACACTAAACACAACAACAGATGTGATAGGAGACACTGCTAAAACAGGAATAGATATAGCCGAAGATACACTTCAAAGCGTAGGTAATATACTAATAGATGCTAGTAAAAGAGACCCTAAAACGGAAATTTCTGACAAAATTGAATCATCAAAAAATGACGAAGCGAAAGATGAACCAGAACCAGATTCGAGTGAAACCAGTATACAAAATCCAATAACTGCGAAGAAAACCAATTGGTGTTTAATAGGAGACCAAAATCAAAGACGGTCTTGTGCATCTGTCCAAGATGCTGCTAAATGTATGTCGGGTGATATTTTTCCTACACATGCAAGTTGTGTAAACCCAAATCTTATTACGAATGTGCTACCGGACAAACAACGCGTTACTTTAGTAAATTGATAAGTGTCTCAAAATAAAATGTTTGATAATTATAATCATAGTTATCAAATGTATGCAATACGACAAAATTCTATTATGTTAAAATTACATAATTACCCATTCAAAAACTCAACTACTCGTACAGTCATAAGTAATACTGGGTATAACGATGTAAAAAAACCGAATGATGACGATGATTGGGTATTGTGCGAACCGAATAATAATGTAATTCGTAAAAATGCTATATGTAAAAAAATAAATACAAATGAATCTATCATAAAATTAAACTTTACGCCAATTATACAAAATGCTTTATGCAGAAACATAAATACAAAAGAAACTATTATACAACACAAATACAAACCGATAAACGATAAAACAAATGCGTTTACTAGTCCGAATAAATGGTTTTACCTTGTATACGAAAATTTTTTGAACATTATAGAAGAATTGGGTTTATTTGAAATATTATATGTATTCAATAACAAACGACGACCTGGTATTTGTGCTTAAGTATATGCAATACCCGTTATTGTAAAATCTGTATATGGGAGCGGTAGATAAGTTCCACCTTTAACCAGTTGAACGGAATCTATATTCGTTTTGAATCCAATATTATTTGAAGTTAGATTCATATAGACTGAGGATACATATGATTCGGTTACATAGTTGTTTGGGTCTTTTTTTTTAATATTAAATTTGAGTTGTATTTCATAATACGAAAGAGTTTCTATTCTTAGGGTTGTTGTTAGTGGTAAATTACCCATATATTTAAGGGCGTTGAAATTACCAGAATTATCCAAAGTATAATTCATGGAAATATCATTAAATACGTTAGGAATCACAGGTATAGAAACAATATTCCCTATATGGTCTAGGATTTGAACACCTATAGTATCAACCGATATATGATTGGACGATGTATCTATATTGAGTTCGCCGGAAATATCTCCTGCAACATATAGACCAATGGGTATTACCATATTGAATTGATACTCTCTATTCACTTGTTCGCTATCAATATTATCAATATTATGAAATATACGCACCAATGTTGTCCAATCGCCAGAAAATGATTGAATATTGGTTCCCGTATTAAATGACCAAGCGTCCATAGCATCAACATTTGGGGTTCCAAATTGTTGCGCATTTAATGCATATCCATACAAAGGTACTTCTGGACGATACTGTATTATAAACGACGGTCCGGGTATTCCAGCAGCGCTACTAGTCGTTGGTAAATAAAGATCATCGGGACATCTGGATACACCGAATGTAGTTGATGACCCATCTGCGTTCTCAACAACTCTATTACTCATACGTCCCATACTTTCGATAGTCTGTTTATATTTCTGCGCTATTGTTAATTTACCTTTCACATTGGACGTTTTATTATATTGAAGTATCTCAGCTTTTCTACGTTCGTATATTCGGTAAGATGTAATTAAATTATCGGAAGCATCCTTTTTTTGGTTCCCCTCTGTATCTGTATATGGGTTCTCTATTTCTAGTCGTATAGGTGCCTTACGGTTGTTTAATATTTTACGCCTTCTATCTAACAAATCACATAATGTTTCGGACATAATAATATATACAAAACGTATATTATTATGATTTTTATCATACTTATTAGTGTTCATTGTACCAAGAACCGGAAAGATAGTCTACACTATTACCAGTATTATGATTCTCATCTGGATTCCTTAAATCTGGTCCGGACATAACAATGTTACTTATTTGGAACACACTTAATGCACTATCGAAATATCTCAAATTCGATATACCACCATTATAACCATGATAACCGATAAAAACGTCACCATAATTTTGTTCTGGTATTGCTGTAAATGGCACACGCGTTGTAATAGTTCCATTCACGTAAACATCAATAATCTTGTTTTGTAGACGGATTGCTAAATGAAACCAACGTTGAATTGGTAATTCCTTAATAATTATAGGCCCTTCATCTAAACTACCAATTGTATCTATTTTAATGTTTAACTGTAAACTTTTGGAGTCATTCTTTACATAAAGACCTGGACAATTTTTCAGGGCGTATTTTTTGTTGGAATCGTTAGGATCATGATCCTCAGGTTGAGAACCCTTATTGTATATATGGTATAAATGGTTTGTAGTGGTTGTTGTTGGAACTTGGTCAAGTTTCAACCAACTCGACCAAGTGAATTCAATTCCTTTATCCTCATTGTTTGACCTATATATAGGTTTACTACCATCTAACTTTGGGTCCTGTCGTATTTGTTTTTTAATATTTGTATTGTATATACCCTTGAAAATATATGGAGATTTATCTGTGGTAGCAAACCAACTTATGAGATATATCCCTAAATTCATTAGTAGAAAGAAGGCAATTAGGACAACTATCAAAAAGACAAATTTTGCGACTAAACTATTAGTGTCTAAAAAAGCAGACCCGACGTCAGCAACACTACTAGACGAATATTCACTGACTATACCATTCAATCCTTCCTTCGCATTTGAAACACTATCGCCTATATTAGTCACCATACTACTCGCCCTTTCTTGAACATTTGAAAATGTTTCATTATTGGATAATTGTTCTCCGATGGGTTTATTGAAATCCATTCTATATATTTATATATGATAAATAAATAGATAAAATATAACTTAGAATAGTGCAAATTTGGAACTCTCAACTCCATCTTTCAAAATAGAAAGATTTACATTCATACTACCTGCTGCTTGAGTAAGTACACTTACTCCATTACCCTTCATATATAAGTCCCACATACCCTTAGGGTCCATAGGATACGTACGACGTTTGTGTTCGGCTATCAGTAATGTAGTAGCCATTGTATTTGTCTTACTACCGAATTCAATTTTGTGCTCGGCGTATCCTAATGTTTCAGGAACCTCGCTAAGAGCCGGCGTGATATTGGTTTTTAACCCAACCGATTTCACCATTTTTCCATCAATATAACCATCAAACTTATTACCATCTACAACTAATCCAACATGAACCCATTTTTGTATTGGGAAATTTTTAGTTAATATTATCTCAGAGTAGTTGTAGGTAGCAGGTGTCGCGTCATCACCCTCGGTTAGCACAACAGTAGCAGCCTTTACATTCTTACCAACCTGGTCAGCAACGCGAACTTTCAAAGTAGCGTCATCACCCTCCAAGTAAAGTCCGATTTCATCTTGTCGCGCGAAAATTCTTGATAATTCTTCTGTATTAACCGGTGTTTTCCATTGCTGAACATAAATCCAAATACCATATGAAAAGTTAGATGCATTTGGTTTGGATACATTCTTTGTTTCAACATCCACCGCATCCTTTAAGTACGCCTGACTTAATAGTTTCTGCTCTCCATCAAAGTAACTTTGAAATAACATGTAAATAATCAATACTACCAAAACAGTTCCTAAAATTATTATAGCGTTACTCATTCTATATTTTTACATTATATTATTAATTGGTGGATTTTGTCCGTTTAATAGATTATAAATATTCACAATTTGATATTTTGTTAAGGGTTTTTTATAATACTTAATATTACAGATTGCACCATCAAGTTCCACATTACTTCCATACATAAAAACATCTGTGTCTTTTATATCTAAACCATTACTAACAGTATCAGTTTTAACTAAATATCCATTTATAAATATATCCACAGTATTTCCATTATAATTGAATACAATATTATTCCACTTTTGTGATTCTATATTTACTTCAAATGAATTATCACCATTTAGTTTAATATTCAATTTATTTTTACCATTCTCCGCGCCCGCGTAACGTATGCTTGGATGATCACCATAAGAAAAGAACTCTAAATCACATGATTCTGTTATACTAGTATCTTGCTGATTCAAATACACCCACATCGATAGGGTAAATGCGTGTTTACCACTTTCAAATGCTTTTTTTTTTACGAGGTCGGTATCAAGGTCGGGGTTATGAGGGTTATGACCATAAACATCTTTAATAATTGTAAAATCAATTTGTCGTTTATCAACAAACCCTTTACGTGAGTCTAAAAAATTGGCTTCGTTCATTATAGGAAAAGCACTACCTTTGATTGGTGATGATAATAGAGAGGGTAATACCATATACCCGATTATCAACAGTGCTTCAATTCCTAGTAATATATATGTAATATTAGAGGTTATCGCAAATTGACCTTTCATATACTCCATAAAATCATCTACTAAACAGGGGATATAGAGAATAAAATTCAAAATGAAACCAGTCCATCCATCAAGATTTGTAATGTGTCTCTTTATTGACCGATAAAATATTACAGCAGGAATCAAAGCGAGTAAAATATAGATAGTATTTTCAGCATATTTGGTCTCATATACACCGCTTTTTTTTAATATATAGTATAATATAACAAGAGAAGCAATGATACCAGACCCAATAAATACAATACGTTTATATTCGCTTGCTACAAATTTAAAAATATAGAAACATGATAAGATTATAAATAGAGCGATTGAAGCATAATAGGAACCTTGATTTTTTAATGTTTGTGCGGATGATGCCTTGTTATATAATTCTGTATGTTTATCACCATTCGCATCCGTCCAGGTATATTCGTCACCACCCGGTATAAAATATATTATTAACGAGAAGAAAAAAATTATAAAAATTAAAACAATATATTTTAAAGGATTACTTACAAACGTTTTTTGTATATAATAACCCAATGATTTGACATTATCTATAGAACTGGTTTTATTCGTTTGAACCATTGGTATAATGTATATATATATATATTAGAACTATAAAATTCCAAAGGTATATACTGGTAAATCAACTAAAAATTAAAGGTTCTCCATAGCAGTTTTTTCTCCGTGACAATCTCTACACAACGCCACTAAATTATCTACGTGATTACTTCCACCGTGTTCCAAACGGACAGTATGGTCTACTTCAAACCAAGCGGGTAACTGTTTCTGACAGTTACCGCAATGCCAATTTTGTTTTGCTGCGACAAATTTCTTTTTGGTTTCACTCACCGAACGCTTTGTAGACTGCTTACCAGAATTCATAATACGTTTTTCACTGGAACCACCTTGCATCATATTGATATTATTGTTCATTGAATTATTATTACCACCACGACTAAAATCGTATTTACTAGTAAAATCTAAAATGGGTGAAATAAAACTGGATGTATCTTTATCAACAGGTAAGTATTTCAAATATTCATTAGATGCGATAATCATAGTTTTCGCGCGTTCAGGATTTCTACGAAATAACCAACATAACATATAACCGACGAACGCAACACCGAACATCTGAAAGTATTTTTTCCATGATAATACAAGTTGAATGTATTTACCGTCAGTATACATATTTGCTATTATGAACCCAACTATTAAAAATATAACAATTTCAAAACGCATATTGGTTTATATATAGTTGATACATTTTATGAATCGTGCGAGTAAATATAAATCAATAGTAAACATATTAACGATAGTGAAATATAAATATGGTGTTTTTTAATATTTAGTTTCTCCATCATTATAATAGGTGCCGCCTTATAGTGTTCAAAATAACGGTCAATGGATTCGAGTAGTGTTACTTCTTCTTTACCTATTGAAACATTAATTTTATTATGTATGAAATGAATCCATCTAACGAGGGATTCGTGACTATCTAAATACGGTGTTACTGGATACTTATTAATCAATTCACTAAATCTATTACTCATTGTGCCAATCGGTAAAAAAATGGGCATATTTTGAATTAAATCATAATATTTTCGCTTGGTTGCTTTGTCTGGTGATTCGGGATATATTTGTGCTATGGTATGAAGGAAGAACCAATAATGAGGTCCCCAAACTGCCGGGTCAAATTTCATATGAAAAGTATATAGAACTATCTTATAATATTAATAGAGGTATATCGCATTATGAATAAAAAAAACAGTGGTAATTATTGTAATAATTGTGGGAAAACCGGACATATATTTCATAATTGTAAAATACCAATCACCAGTTTAGGTGTTATAGCATTTCGTAGTAATAAAGGTATAAATGAATACTTGATGATACGTCGTAAGGAAACACTTGGTTATATAGATTTTATGCGAGGTAAGTATCAACTGAACGACCGAGACTATATCATAAACATGCTTAAACAGATGACGAATGACGAGAAGAAGAGTATTATTGAAGATGAGTTTGACGAGCTTTGGAAGAGGATATGGGGCGATGAAGGTTATAATAATAAGTATAAGATGGAAGAAACCACATCCAAGGGTAAGTTTAATATATTAAAACACGGTGGTCTAGGATTAGATTATTCATTGATAGATTTGATTAAAGAAACCGAAGATAAATGGTTAGAACCAGAATGGGGGTTCCCAAAAGGACGAAGGAATTATCAAGAGAAGGATTACGAATGTGCTGTTCGTGAATTCTGTGAAGAGACAGGATACGAAACAAATACGATTGAACCTATGATAAATATAATGCCGTATGAGGAGATATTTACCGGGTCTAATTATAAGTCTTATAAACATAAGTATTTTTTGATGTATATGAAACCATCTGAAACAAAAGATACTGGTAGTTACCAGAAATCAGAAGTGAGTAAAATGGAATGGGGAACATTGGATAACTGCTTATCCAAGATAAGGGATTATAATTTAGAAAAAAAAGACATCATAAACAAGGTTGATATTTGTTTGAAAAAATTAATACTTTATAGGTTATAATTTTGTATATTATATCATATTATATTATAATATACAATAAATTTGATGATGTCATCAAAAACTAGGAAAAAATGTGATTATGGTAAACAACCGGAATGCGTTGAATGTCCTTGTGGTAGTACATACGAATTAAAAGGAAGGGGTGAAATCAATCATTTCAATACACAAAAGCATATAGCATACGAAGTGCTACACGGAAAAGTTGAACCAAAAATGAATAAAAGTGATAATATTAAAAGAAAAACTATAAAGAAACAAAATACCATTTTCAAACCTGTCACTATGCCGGAACAAACACTTGTTCAAGACGAAGTTAAGAAACTTTTGGAAACCTCCTCCAAAAGTGTACTAGATAAAAACCCACAGGTTGCTCTACCGAAAGTAATAAAAAAGAAAAAGGTATACATTGAACCTACTAGTATTTGCCCATTATCTAACAATAATAAAATCTTTATAAAACACAATGATTTCTATCAAAAAAGTGGTGATAAATTTTCATTATCCACTCCGAGTAAAGAAAGGGGTGTTAAGGTGGATGCTGAACACTTGTATAAATACGACGATCATTATTTTATAAAAGCATTTTGGATCCTACAAAAGGATAATAAATACAATAATGAATTCTTTACAAAAGGAACTATAGACAAATTTAATAAATTTCAAAAAGAAGAACGCCCTGCAATAGAATTTTTAAAGGATAGACTTGATGGGATAAAAAACAAAAAGTATATAGCCGAAAACGGAACAAAGAAAGATATTACAGATGAGTTCATTGGAAATTTAAACTTTACGTATAAAGACTGGGAACCATTATTAATAGAATGTAACGGTGTAAGCATACCGGAAAATAATATGAAAACGAAACGCCTTAAAAAATATGAAGATGATGAAGATAAAGAAGATAAAGAAGATAAAGAAGATAAGGAAGATAAAGAAGATGAAGAAGATGAAGACGGAGTCCATCCAGGAAAAAAATCTTTGATGCGACGCGTAAAAATAACAGCAGAAGGGGACAGAACAAAAGAGGATACATCATCCAGTAGCGAATCCGACGATGAAATTACAAATAAAGACCAACCTGACGTGGATATTACAGATATAGGAAACTTTTTATATCCAGAATTAGATGACCCGGAATTCAACACAAAGTTACTAGAACATATAGAGTTTAATACCGAAACAACAAATAGGGAAGATAGTAAAAAGTCATTAGATGAAATACAGGAAGATATGAAGTCGTCGGATTTTATACTAAGTCCGCACCAAATATTCGTTAAAAACTTCCTCTCGCAATATACTCCTTATAATGGATTATTTTTATTTCACGGTCTAGGAACAGGTAAGACTTGTTCAGCAATAGGAATTTCAGAGGAAATGCGAAATTATATTAAACAAACGGGAAATACTAAAAGGAAAAAAATTATAATAATCGCATCACCAAACGTTCAAGATAATTTCAAAAAACAACTATTCGATGAATCCAAATTAACTAAGTCCAATAGTGGTGATTGGAACATGGATGGTTGTTTGGGAAATTCGATGTTGAATGAGATAAATCCAACAGAGATAAAGAATATGAAACGAGAAGATGTGATTATAAACATAAATACAATTATATCATCCTATTATGCGTTTTATGGGTATACAAAATTCGGAAATTTGGTGAAAGAAATCACTGAATACAAACGTACTGGTACTGGTGATAAATTAGAATTATTGAAGAAACAATTCAAAATTAGAAGAATTAAAGAGGAATTCAGTGATCGCCTTATAATTATTGATGAGGCGCATAATATAAGAGACATTACAGACTCAGACGACACAGGAGATCGCGATATATATAATAAACTAAAAGACATCGCACGATATTCAGAGAACATGAAATTATTATTACTGTCTGGGACACCAATGTATAATAGTAACAAGGAGATAATTTGGATAGCCAACATTTTAAATTTAAATGACGGTAGGGGGGTAATAAAAACTAGCGATGTGTTTGACTCTAATGGTAAATTAAAGGACAAACCACTACTTATTAAAAAACTGAGAGGATACATATCATATGTGAAAGGAGAGAACCCATATACATTTCCTTTGCGATTAAAATGTAAAGATAACGAAACGTTTATAGAACCATCAAAGCAAATGAATGGAATGGAAATGCCCGTCAAGTCGTATGAATTAGTGGAAAAAATGTCAATGTACTTCACAAAATTAAGCGACAACTCTGTCCAAAAGAAAGCCTATGATAAATTAATGGAAATTATCCGTCCTGAATTATCTGGACAAACCTCATTTGGTTATACTGCATTACAACGACCAATAGAAGCCTTGAATATAGTATATGGTAAACCAGAACGCATAGATGATATGGTTGTAGGAATGGCAAACGACGAACAGAAAGTAATTATACACTCAATGTTAGGTGAAAGAGGATTGTTGAATGTCATGAAGTACGAGGAAAAAACAATAGATAGTGAAAAAACAAAGGCGAACTATAAATACATAGATAATTCAAACAGAATATTCGATGCAGAGAACCTAAAGAATCATAGTGCAAAAATAAGTAAAATATGCGAAACAATCCTAAAATCTGAAGGTATAATTATGATATACTCACAATATATAGATGGAGGAGTTATTCCGGTTGCTTTGGCTTTGGAATCGTTAGGTTTCAAACGCCGTGTTGGAAAGACAGTACAAAATCTTTTTCATAAAGACGAAATAAAACAAAAATTAATAATGAAAGATGAAAGTGGGAAATCATATACTCCGCATTATATAATGCTTACAGGAGATGATCGGTATTCTCCTGATAATGTTGCGGATTTGAAAAATTTAAATAGTAAAGATAATAAAAACGGCGGAGAAATTAAAGTTGTGATAATTTCACGTGCAGCAGGTGAAGGTGTAGATTTCCGTAACTTAAGACAAGTGCATATATTAGAACCCTGGTTTAATTTAAGTCGCACAGAACAGATTATTGGACGCGCAATTCGTAATAAAAGTCACTATGATTTACCATTTAATAAACGAAATGTGGAAATATTTTTACACGCAACGATAACGGATAATGATACAGAAAGCGCAGACTTATATTTATACCGACACGCATCAAATAAAGCAAAATCTATAGGTGAAATAACAAAAATAATAAAGAGCGAAGCGATAGATTGTGCTCTTGATTTCGGAAATTATAGTGATTTAAACGCCAGATTGAGAATAGACGATAACGCTACAATACAAATGATACGTTCATCTGACCCGGAAGGAGAGCCATTTACAATTAACACAATTGATATTAAAAATAATACATATTTTGATTTTACATCAATATGCGACTACGGTAACTGTGAAGAACTAACTTGCAGTGGAAAAAAACCACCAGAAGATAAAGTACATTCGGTTACATATAATACAGAACACGCAAAAAGTAACATACAAAATATACTTAGAAATATTAAACACGAATTTGAAATGGCACCAATGGGACTTTTCTATTTTAAAAACGATGATTTGTATAATATAATAAATGTTCGTGGGATATACACACGCGAACAATTTGATATGGCTATGCTAAGTCTAATAGAAGATAAGACTGAAATACTAATGGATAGATATAAACGTAAGGGTAGATTAATAAGTAAAGGTAACTTTTATTATTTTCAACCATTTGGTATAACCGATATAAACGCCTCTATATTCGAACGTTCAGTGAAGGTATTAGACATACCATCGAAAATATCAATTCCAATTACTCTTAGTCAAGATGATGTTATCATTAATAATGGTGATACAATTTATAATAATATGAGGACCGCATACGAAGATGTATTTGAAAACTCTCCGAAACCAATAAATACAGATAAACGCGATTGGTTTGATGCCTTAAAATATATAAAAGAACACTTATTAAATGATGTTAAAATAGACGAAAACTCATTACGAAAATATACGGTTTATCATATGTTAGATACGTTGAGTTATACTGATATTATAAAACTATTGAATTCTGATTTATATACACAAATAACAACAATAGATGATAACTTTATTAAATATATAAAACAATATTTCGACCTCAGGACAATAAATGGCGATAATAGAGAATATATATATTTATTAAAACCAGTTGCTACTGATGATACAGATGCAATACATAAACCTATATTTTTAATGGAAAATGAAGGTAAATGGAGTAATGATGAAATTGATGTTGAAATAGCAAAGGAATTGAATCAGGAACTGGCCCACGAAATATCATCGGTGTTTAAAGAACGTCCAATTGATAATATATTTGGTTTAATTAATTCGAAATTTAAACGCGGTCACGAGATACGAGAATTTAAAGTTCGTGAAAAGGATGTATCAAAGAATAAGGTTGGTTCCATTATACGCGGAACGTTCGGTAAAAACGAACAACTCATAAACGAAATCACCAAAGAATTAAAAATAACATACAGGAGTATAGCAATAAAGAATAATAAAGAACTCAAGATACTTAATGTTGGTAAAAAGAATGACGACGGTAATAATATATTTACATTCTTGGGTAATAATGACCAAGCATCTATTACAGGTGCTTTACCTACACTCATAGAAATGTTAGTAAGACATAAAAACGATACACATAAAGATACCATGTCATTTTTAAACATCGAAAGTTTTGACCTTTTTAGAAAATATAAAGAAATGTCGGCCGTTAAAAATTGGTAAAATTGAAAGATTTTAATTTAACGTATCTATATAAAATATACATCTTATATAGATACAATGACTGATAAACAAGAACATAAAATTTATGGAGTTTATAACCAGGGTGTATTAACGAAAAAAATACAACTGAATATAACAGAGATTGGTAAGAACATTAAAAAAAATTTAGAAGAAAAGATTTCTGATATATATCAAGGTAAATGCATAGACGAAGGATTTATCAAACCCGGGTCTATATCACTGATGACGTATTCATCCGGTGTTGTTAATGCTGATTGTGTAGAATTTCAGGTTATATTTGATTGTATGATATGTAACCCAGTAGAAGGTATGTTAGTTGAATGTAATACTAAAACAATAACAAAAGCGGGTATACACGCGGTCCATACAGATAAAGATGGCGTATCACCACTTACCGTATTTATAGCACGAGACCATCATAATACAAATACTTATTTCAATAGTATAAAAGAAGATACTAAAATAATTGCGAAAATAATTGGTGTGAGATACGAACTAGACGATGAATATATATGCGCCATTGCGTCTTTACCTTCAAAGACCATTCAACGGGATGAAAAGAAGATTAAAATTAAGATTACAAAATAGACATTTATGATATAAATGTATATAAAACATTTTTTATATATGTATTAAATGACTAGCGTAACGGAACTGAAACAATTGAAGGAACAAATTGAGAAAATGAATAAAATCAATCAAACCGACATCTTGAAAATACTGAGAGACAGTAATAATGTCATTTTAAATGAAAATAAAAGTGGTGTATACGTTAACCTCACTTATTGTCCACAGAATACAATTGATGAAATTATTAAATACTTAGATTACGCAACTGAACAAGAGAAAGTTTTGAAAACAACTGAACAAGAGAAAGATAATGTTAAGATTGAATTTTTCAATAATTTATCAACAATATAAAATGATACTATCAATACATACATTGTATTGATAGCATGAACATAAGTATAATAGTAGGAGTCAATAAATATAATGGTATTGGATACAAAGGTTCCATGCCTTGGTATTTTCCCGAAGATCTAAAATATTTTCAACAAATAACAAAAACTACTATGGATAATCGTAAAAAAAATGCGGTTATAATGGGAAGGAATACGATGAATAGTATTCCTAGTTTCCCGCTTAAAAATAGGATAAACGTATGTATTTCCACTACAGTTACATCGCGTACAGATAAATCTATATTATTCTATACGTCATTTGATGACGCTATAACGGACTTAATGTCTCGTAATAATGAAATAGAAAACATCTTTGTAATAGGTGGTTCAATGTTATATAAAGCATGCTTAGAACATAAAGATTTCAAATATCTTTATTTGAATGAACTGAATGATGTTTCCGAGTGTGATACATTTTTTCCAGAGATTAATCAAGATGACTATAAACGAATCAATCGTAAACAACTTAGTCGTAACGTCGTAACAAATATATATGAAAAAATTTAAAATTTAAAATACTTAAAGCGTTCTAGTTATTATAATAAGACAATGAACATCATACATAACGTATTCGTTGGGGATTCCATTACTACAGACCGTTTATATGAATTAAAAGATATTATGTATACCGTAGATAAATATAATACGTATAGGTCGGGATATAATTTAAATACAGACGATTCTATAGTTAATGAAAAAGTAGAATTAACAGATATAGCAGACGAGTCTATAGTCCCTGAAAGTAAAGACCATTTATTTTGGTGTTGTTATATTGGTCATTATGGAATTGAAAAGTATAATGAACTAAAGCATAGATCAGGAAATGCGGGAATGGAAGAAAAACAAAGAATATCAGAACATTTCAAAAAAGCACCCAATATGTTAAAAAATATCAACCAGAAAATGACGAAAGACCGTAGTCAAGAAATTATATCCGAAATTATGGTCAATGATAAGGTCAGTTTAAACACATTACCTGCTTTCGCTCTATATTATAAGATGCGGATTTTGATCATAAAAGAAGATAGATTGTATCTCGGTATATCAAGTAGTGACGAAGACTATGATAAAACTATTTTAATCAGAAAGATAAATGATAAAACATATGGGATTGATTTGAATGCGAATGATATAAAAATTATGCAAATAGAAAGAGATTGTATACTATTATTCAGTCACGAAAAACCGTTAAAACCGATTTCAAATTTTAAAACTGACGAATTGAAGACATTAGCGAATAAAGTGAATATAGAGATAGAACCGAAAACGTCAAAGACAGAATTATACGGACTTATCTCTATAAAATGTATTTGGTAAAATTGAATAATAAATATAAATAATATATATAATATATATTACTTATAATGGATAAATCAAAAAACGCATCACCAAAAGAGCAGATGGACATAATAATCAAAACCTATTTAGCGAGTAACCCGATTGCACGAATGGACGGTAAAGAGAATGAACTAGAAGTCAGATTTGGAACGAATAGCCGTAAGCATAAACCGTTCACCAAAATAGATTATGATAATGTTGTAAAAAAACTATATGCTCAGGGTTTTACGTGTAGCGATGTTAATGGATTACATAGTTTACGTATATTCCACGAATATACTGATAAAAATAGTGGTATGAAACGGATGTCCAATATCCGTACCGAGATAAACGGAATCGACTTGATACAAGAGTATTGTAAGACGAATAGTATACAGAATCTCCTAGACTTACCTTCTACAACATATGATAAAATTATTTTTAACCAGAAATCCGGAGTGCAGTTGGATGACGGGACATATTTGAAATATGCGGAGTTTGAAGATTTTAATATGCGTGTTGCTTATCAATTAGAACAGGTATATACTGCTCGTTCTCCGATAGTGCGTACTATAGTTAATCAATGGAACGATACTAAAAAAACATTTCGTTATATGAATAGAATTAGAATGTCCCACGAAGATTTACCAGTATTCGCCGATATTAGTATAGTTCAAAAATCGTCGTCTGCAAATGGTATACCCATCAAAAATTACACGGTTCAGGACGCGAATTTATTCGATAATCCAGAAGCATATGAAATAGAAATGGAATTGGATAATAGTCGCATAGGGATCGGAACAGAATATAACGATGTTAAAAGCATTTCCAATGCTATTCGTAAATTTACACGAATTATAATGAGTGGATTACAGGGTACCAATTATCCTATATCATATCCAGAGCAATTTAACGTTCAACAAGAATATATGAAATTGTTACACGGTGACGATTATCAACCTAGGAAGTTGCGGACTCGTGATTTTACCGGCCCATCGTCCTACACACTACAAATTCCAAATATAATGGAACCGAGTGAAGATGTAAATATACCCAACATAAGAAACGATTATACTGTAACAGATAAAGCAGATGGGGATAGATGTCTGATGTTTATTAATGGTGAAGGAAAAATATATCTGATAAATACCAATATGTCCATAATATTTACGGGTTCAACTACGAAAGTTAAAGAATTATTTAATAGTTTAATTGACGGAGAACATATAACACGAGATAAGCACGATACTACTATAAATCTCTATGCTGGTTTCGATATTTACTATATCAATAAAAAGAGCACCAGGACTTTGGAATTTTATCCAGTTCAAACATCAATAGATGAAGGCGAAAGTAATAAGAAACCCAAGGTATATAGGATTCAATTAATGAATAAGTTACTAACAGAACTAAACCCAATTTCGGTTATAAAAAATAGTGTTTGCGATATATCAATTGTATGTAAAAAATTCTACGCTACATCAAATACAGCGACCATTTTCAATTGTTGTTCAAAAATATTAGGTGATGTAGGTGACGGACTATACAAGTATAACACAGATGGACTTATATTCACACCAGCCAGATTCGCTGTCGGAAGTTCTGAAGTAGGAAATCCAGGACCCATTGTAAAATCTACTTGGTCGCATTCATTTAAATGGAAACCGGCTCAATATAATACAATTGATTTCCTGGTAACTATCAAAAAGGATAAAACAGGTAAGGACGATGTGCATAATATATTTCACGAAGGAGTAAGTGCAGAAACGAATGGTGTATTAACACAATATAAAACACTTGTATTACGATGTGGTTATGATGAGAAAATACACGGTTTTATAAATCCTTGTGAGGATATGATACAAAATAGAATACCAAATGCGAATGATATGGATAAAGACGATGGATATAAGGCTGTTCCGTTTCAACCAACAAATCCATATGACACAAACGCGTGTTTTAGTAATATCATTTTGAAAAGCGATGGTTCTAGTGGTTTACTGATGTTCACAGAGGAAGGAGAGTATTTTGAAGAAGATATGATTGTAGAATTTAGTTATGATATTACAAAGAGTGACGGATGGAAATGGACACCACTAAGGGTAAGATATGATAAAACTGCGGAATTGAGAAGCGGTCAACCGAATTATGGAAACGCATACCATGTAGCAAATAGTAACTGGCAATCTATACATCAACCAATCAGTCCAGAAATGATTTCTTCGGGTGTTAATGTACCGGAATATATAGAAGAATTTGGAGAAGAAGAAAATGGCGAAGCGAGTGAGGGGGTTTATTATAATCGCCGTAATATTAATGATAAGAGGACAAAATCTATGAGAGATTTTCATAACTTGTATGTAAAAAATAAGTTGATCCGGGCTGTATCAAACCGTAACGATACATTGATTGATTATGCTGTCGGGAAGGGTGGTGATTTACCTAAATGGATTTACTCTAAACTCGGATTTGTATTTGGAATAGATATATCAAAGGATAATATTCAGAATAGAATGGACGGGGCCTGTGCGAGATATTTGAAATATCGCAAGACACATAAAGTAATGCCAGACGCCCTATTTGTAAATGGAAATAGTGGACAACTAATTCGTTCTGGTGACGCACTAATGTCTGATAAAGATAAAGAAATTACAAAAGCTATATTCGGAAAGGGTCCCAAGGACGCAACCCTATTGGGAGCCGGTGTATATAAACACTATGGTGTTGTTAGTGATGGGTTTCATATAAGTTCGTGTCAATTCGCGTTACACTATTTCTTTGAAAACCGAGCAACTATTCATACATTCGTTCGTAATCTAGCCGAATGCACTCGTATGAATGGATACTTTATAGGCACTTGTTATGACGGTGAAACGGTTTTTGCAAAACTGAAAGGTAAGAATGAAGGTGACGCTATTACAATTATGAATGGTACAGAAAAAAGATTCGAACTCACAAAGATGTATAATCAAACGGGATTTCAAGACGATGATACCAGTTTGGGTTACAAGATAAATGTATACCAAGATACTATCGGTAAGACATTTCGTGAATATTTGGTAAATTTCAATTATTTCAAGCGAATTATGGAAGATTATGGATTTGTATTATTATCCAAGGAAGAAGCAAACCAGAAAGGATTACCTGATAGTTCGGGTTTATTCAGTGAATTGTTTAATGCGATGAACCAAGAAACAGGAAATTCTTCTTATAAACGGTCAAATTATAGAAGCGCACATCTGATGACCGAAGATGAAAAACAAATATCATTCATGAATCGTTATTTTGTATTCAGTAAGGTGAGGAGTGTTGATGTTTCCAATATATATAAAAATGTAACCCATAAAACTGCCGAGGAAATCGACACAAAAAGTAAACCAGGAAGTATTATTATAAAAATTAAACGCCCAACAAAAGTTAAAATAACAGAGTAATGTAACGATTTTAGATGTATATAAAAAAGACATAAAAATGAATATAAAACATTCGTCGCATTATAAATAACGTCCTATATTAAAAATGTTATATACATTGTTACCCAATACGCACATAATACTATATAGATCTATTACTTGTATTACTGGTATTGATCCGACCAAACCTAAATTGTCTCCTTCATTATGTAATTACTTATATCAGATTAAAAATAGAATAGACGAACACGGTGATGCGTGGGATAATTATAAGAAATATACGAACCCATATGAATTTATAAATACTAATGTACCTGGTAAAAATAAACCCGTGTCCAATAATAAACCATTATCGCGTTCTTATTATAAGATGATAGAATTAGTCACATTTTTTAATCTATGTCACTATTCTACTAGTAATACATTCGAAAGTAAGAGTAGTAAGATTTTAACTAATGTACCTATAAAAAGTTTTCATTTGGCAGAAGGTCCTGGTGGATTTATTGAGGCGCTTTCACATATGAGAGACAACCGTTATGATACTTATATTGGTATGACTATTCTTGATGATAAAGAAGATTATAACATTCCTGGGTGGAAAAAAAGTCAGAGATTTTTAAGTGAAAATAAAAATGTTTTCATTGAGAATGGCGCAGATAAAACCGGAAATATATTATCTATTGATAACTTCCAATATTGTTATCATAAATATAAGTCATCATTTGATATAATTACTGCAGATGGTGGGTTTGATTTCTCCAGTAATTTTAATAATCAGGAACTGAATATTACAAAATTATTATATGGACAAATTTGTTATGCTCTGTGTATGCAGAAAGAAGGGGGGAGTTTTATTCTAAAAATTTTCGACTGTTATATGGCACACACTATTGACTTGTTATATATATTATCTGCTTTTTATAAAAACGTTTATATCACCAAACCACAGACTAGTCGTTATGCTAATTCTGAAAAATATGTGGTATGTAAGAATTTCTTATTTAATGATTGTGAAGATTTCTTTCCTATATTGAGAGATACTCTCAATACAGTTATTAACACAGAGCTTAATATTCATCGTTTCTTGAAAACAAATATTTCAAACCATTTCATAAATAAAGTAGAGGAATATAACGCCATCGCCGGACAACAACAAATGGAAACGATACAAACTACATTATCATTGATTACAAATAATACAAAGCAAGATAGATTAGATAGTATGATTAAAACCAATATGTTACATTCTATTAAATGGTGTGAAAAACATAATGTAGAAGTAAATACATTTACATCTCCATCTTCAAATTCATTCTTAAAATTTTCTTCGTCACCACCAAGTGACGAAATTATTATATAGCATTCGCAAATGTCCTTACGGAACATTTTTTCATAATATCTGAATATTTTGAAAATGTGGGGGTTTTTTTCATTGGGTATCCGATCTTATCCTTTTTGGTATATCCATACGAAGGAACACCATAAGCAACTGCACTCGATGTTTGGTCGCCATAAGCACTTCTCATTGATCCAGCAACTGTATTAATTGTATTATACTTACGACGAGCGATTAAATCACTTGATGATACGGCACCCTGCACGGCGAAACCGTGATTGCTTGGTTTATAATATACTATTTTTCTTCTAGGATAGAAAGCTGTCTTTGTATTTAATGTTATTGTGGTTACCCCTAGACCAGTAGTATTATTAGCGGGTAGTTTAGTTGTTGCGATGATAGACCCCATCTTTAAGTATAACTCGGTAGAAGATTCGCTATCAAACCAAAGTTGAGCGTTTTTAGTTAAAGGGGCATCAGGAATATATGCAAGCCATAATGGTGGATTTTCTAGTTTGTTTGGGTCAATTGGTCCTGTATAGTTTACTATGCTTGATTTATTATATCCAATTGCTTCTACAACCATATATCCGTTTTCTTGATTGTATTTGAATGATATTGGGAATATTTTTCGTCGGGTAGGTTCTTCTACAAAATAATGGTAATTATTAGCCATTGTTGTATGTAAAATATTATTTAAATCATTCACGTCATATTGCCCGGATGGTACAACTACATTATAACTCGTATCGTCAAACCAAATATATTTAAATGACCCTCCAATAGATAGTTCTTCTTTTGTACAATTTTGTCCCGAACTAGATGTATAAATATTTTGAGAAGCACCCGAAGAACCTGCCGAAGAAGTTACATCCCCACTATACACATGGAAGTTACTATTGGATTTATAAGAAAGACTACGACTTTCTAGGTATTGCTTTGTATCCGTAAAGTAGGAAGGAGCAGTTGTATTGGCATTATATTGTTTTCGTATCATACCACTACTTCTTACACGTTTACGCGCATTATCTGCAGCTGATAAAAACACACTACAGTTCTCGTCACA